GTCAGTGTGACATCTGTATCAGTGCTGACGTTGGTCGTACCCGCAACAGAGGTGTCTAGCAGGGATGTAATGCTGTTGTTTACAGTGTCACCCCATGTGCCGCTCAGTTCGCCCGTGACTGGCAGTGCCAGACCCAAGAGTGATGTGTATGCTGTAGTCATGTTTTAAACCTCAAGTTACAATTTCTTCCCATTCGGGAGTTTGTGCTGTCGTGACTGTAGTCCAAGCAGGCGTCTGCAAATTGGTGATATTCTGCCAGTTTGCGTTCTGGCTGTCATCTATTGGCTTCCAATATACCGCAATTACATCACCTGCTGAACCCCTTGCCGCAACCCCAGTCAAAGCCAAGATGCGCTCTGCAATGGTCATCGTACCTACGCGACCTGTAGCGCCTACGCCACTGATCGCAACCAGCACTTCTTTTACGACTGTTCCTACTTCACCAACTGCCGTGTTTGGCAGCAACGGGACAATCACACTGCCTGCCGCACCGTTAAGACTTACACCAGACAGCCCAACGGTAGAAGACGGGACAACCGACCCAACTTCACCCGTGGCCGCTACACCCGTAAGCGCAGCAGACAAGCCCTGAACAACTGTGCCAACTTCGCCCGTAGCCAAAACGCCAGACAGTGCAACCGTTCTGCTTGTGGTAACTGAACCAACTGCGCCTGTGGCCAGAACGCCAGACAAATCAACTGTCTTGGCATGGTCAACAGTACCAACAGCGCCCGAAGCCGCTACGCCCGTGAGGGCTACCGATACGCTTACGCCAACTGTGCCAACTTCACCAAGTGCTACATCCCCCTGCTCGGGAATAATGATTGACTCAGTAACATCCCCAACTGCGCCCAAAGCGCCAACGCCTGAAAGAGCAATCGTAAGTACGGGCGACGCAGTGCCGACCGCACCGGTGGCGGCAACGCCTGTTGCATCGAGAGTACCGCCCCAGCCATTACTCCCCCACGCGCCGTCACCCCAGCCGAGAGACATGGCTTACCTTTTAGGTTGTGGACAAGCGCAGCAAAGCGGTTGTTGTGGTGTTGGATGGCATGGTCAAAGTGAACGTACCAGCCGTAATGGTCTGTGAGCCAAAGGTATGGACAGAAACAGCCTTGTCCGACTGGCTGCTGTTATAGATCAACACTGCATCAAACGCTGTGCTCAAAGTCACAGTCGTGTAAGTGATGGATGCCGAAGGTGTCCAGTAAGCCACACCCGCAGTAGCAGAGCTGTTGGTGGCAATAGGAGCCGTAGCGTTGGTCACCGTCACACCACCAGCCGTATAACCTGTACCGGTCACTTCACCCGTAGATGTGTAGACTGTGGTGCTTGCGTTGATGGTAGAAGATGTCAAGTACAAAGCCGCCTTGAACGTGTCAGCAGTTGTTGCCGCACGAATAGGTGCTGTACCGAAGTTGTGGGTGGCCGTCATGAGTTCGCCCATGAACGAAGTGCACATGCTTTGTGTGTTTGCCATGGTGGCTCCTTATGCAATTGAGGCCGCTTCAGCAGCCATGTAAGTTAATGGTTTCTTCAAAGTCACATGTGCAGAACGGTGAACCAACTCACCCTCTAGCCAGTACTCCACCCAAGTGGTGTTCTCGTTGTCATTATCCACGACCCCTTCTCTTTTCTCAAGAAGAGAATCATCCATTTCGCCTTTAGTAGTCGTGACTAGCATGTGTGTCCTTAAGAGATGCGCACAATGGCGCTGTTTGAGTTGGCTATTGGGAATTCAACTGTGAAGCTTGTGCCGCTTACTGTCTTGTCCGAACCAAAGTCAAGGATGGCCACAGACTTGTTACCCTGCGTGGCGTTGTAAATCAGCGCGGCTCTGGCCGTAAACGAAGCTGATGCCCACAATGTGTTGGCAAACGATATGTACGCCGTTGGGATGCCGTAGCTGTTGTTGTCTGCCGTAGGAGAGACGCTGATGACCAGCGTGTTGCCCCCTGCCGTATAGCCTGTACCCACCACTTCGTTGGATGTGGAGTACACCGTTGTCGTGGCGTTTAGGTCGGCTGCAGCTGTGTACAGCGCAATTTTGAACGTGTTGGCCGATGTCGGGCCAAAGTTGTGCACCGCTTGCAACAGTTCCGTCTTGAACGATGTGGTCGATGTTTGAACAATACTCATGCCACGCCTCTATTCTGGGGCAGGGGTGCGACACGGAATTGGCCACTTCTGTAACTGTCGGAACGCTCCAGACCATCACCCAAACGTTTAGCCAATTCAAGCGCTTCTTTGTACTTGCCGTCATACAGTTGCATCATGTCGGTTTCACCCTTCATGAATGTGTACGCTTCCACCAACGTGCCGTACAGCAGTACGGAGTCAAAGTTATCACCCAGCCATGAAGTGCTTGCAGTTACGATGGACTCAGGGTAGTAGAAGTAGTGCAACTCAACAGTGTATGTTGCGTCTGGCGTTGGGCCAAGAATAAAAGACAACTCGTTTGCAACGGCTGAATTGGGGCCGAACAAGGCGTAGTACTTGGGGATGGCCGTATCCGTGGGCTGTGGGTATGCCTGACGGATAAAGTTCACATCCTTGTTGAGCAAGTACTCGTACGCGCCTGTTGCATCCACCACTGCCAACGAAAAGGTCGACAAGTAATCCAAAGGGCAAGACAAGTACTTGTTGTTGGCCGTGATCGTGCCCGTGACATTCTTGCGAAGAGACGGGAACTGGATTGTGTTGTAAATGCGTTGCTCGGCCTGCTGGATGAACGTATTCATCTCAGCGGTCTCAAACGTGTTCTCCGTGTAATCGGAGACGGCAGTTACAAGCTGGGTGTAGTTCATGTCTTAAGCCATCGGGCCTCTGGCCATTGTGCCTTTGGTGGCGCATCCAGTACCGCGAATCTTGATGCCAGATGTCTTCACGCCATCATAGGGGTTGCTACGCTCGTTGGCCAACGACATGTTGGCTTTCAAAGCTTGCTTGACTGGCATTTCGCCAACCACCACTGTGGGCTTCTTTGTGGGTTGCTTGTATGTAGCCATCTTAGCCTCCGCGACCAACAGAACGCTGGTTCATGACCTTGGCCATGTTGCGACCATACTTGAGCATATCGCTGTTGGTTTTGCCGCCAGCTTTGAGTTTGGTTGGGGTCTTGCCGGGGTGCATGTTTTTCTCATGCTTGCCAACAGCGGCCTTAATCATCTTCTTGTCTTGGGCTAAATCTTTTTTGTCCATATCAGGCTCCTATCTGTACCGTTACTGTACCAACTTGCACCGCTAATGCCAAGTAGTTTGGCGTTAGTCCGTTATCAAAATTTCGTGATCCACCAACAGGGTTCCACCCCCACTGAATGTCTCGCGAACCACCCGTCAAAGACCCTTGCGAGTTTGGCCCTGCCGTCACGTACGTTGTATCGCGACGAGGATTACGCACTGCTTGTGGATCATCCACTGGATACATACCCAGTTGCAACTGCGGCTGATCTGGATCCCAGCACGTAGGGCACACAAGCAAATTGTAAAGCTTTGTCTTGAGAACTTCTTTCTTTAGGGCAGTTAACTTGAACTGAAAGCCACAGCGATCGCACATGGCGATACTGTTCTTACCAGAAGCAAACCGATTGCCCATTTACGTACCGCTTCCAATAAACATCTGACGGGGCACAAACCTAACAGCGGCCTTCTCACGGTCTTCATCCGCAGCCAACTGCCAAGCCTCATCATACTGAGCTTTCAGCACATCAAGGCGCTGTGCACCATCGGGAATCTTCAAAGCCAAATAGTACGCCAGACCTGCCACCATGCAGTTCAAAAATCTAAACGGCACATCCATTGTGTTCACACCGCCACCTGCATCGTCAATACGGCGCATGCGCCAGTACACAAGTTGGTACGTTTGGCTGTTGTCAGGAGTCGGCCACACAGTGATCGAGGGCAGGTTTTGTGCGTACACAGGTGCGCTGATGGCGTGCCCTGTCGCTGTTGTTCCCGCTTGACCGCGTGTGCAGTACAGCAGTTGGTTGCCGCTGATTGAGCCGTAGTTGATGGTTTCTGCGCCAATCAGGACAAAGCCTGTGGTTGCCAAACCTGCAGTAGAAGCTACTGTGATGGTTGTGTCTGTGGCCGTGATAGCCGCTGTTAAGGTTGTGCCAATGGCAGAACGCTGGCCATCTAAGCGCTGAAACCACAACTGAATGGGGCGAGCTTGCTGAAGCTTGTTTGGAATCGTGGCATACGTAGAAACACTAATACGTGTGATGGTAAGGTCAGCTTGGGTAGATGCGCTACCAGCGCCTGTACGGATCACATGTTCTAGCAAATCTACTGTGTCTGTTGGCAAAGCGTATGTGGCAAGGCCGGGAGTCAGGTTGATTGTGCCCTGCTCAAAAGTCCACATGTTGATGCCGCGGTTTGCCCAATCGGCAAACATCAAGTTCAAGGAACGGCGAGCCGTGCGCAGGTCATAGCCCGTACGCAACTCCGAGCCGCATCGCTCAAACGCTTCTTCAACGATCTCAGCAAGATCGAGGTTAAAGTTTGCTGTTCCTGAGATAGTCATGTTTTATCCCATTTGTCGCATCATACTAAACATACTGGGAACGTCATACGAAGGCGCTCTTCGTTG